ACGTCCGACTTCGATACCAACGGAAGCGATTGATTTCCTGAAAGTGTGCTTGAATAAGCTAACCAGCCTAGATCCAAAGGTCGTGGCTATTCCACTTGCAATTCTTGTATTCCTTATTTGTGGGTACAAAGTTGGTGGAGCAGACATGAACTCGTTGGGCAAGGGATTTGTGGAAGCTATGAAAAGTGGACATTTCATAGGAGCTGGCCTTATTGGTTACAACCGGTTGTTTGAAACCTTGCAGGCTTCGCTGAAGTATGTGATTGACTGGATTGGAAAGAAAGTGTTTGGTACACTGCCAAAGGAAGAACAAGAGGCAAAAATGCTTGAAGAACTGGTCAGAAACTTTTCAGGATGGGCTGTTGAAGTGGAAACTTTGTCTGGAGAGGAAATGTTGCGTGACGTCACCAGTAGTGAAACTTTGAGTAGGCGATGTTTGGTGTTGTTCGAGAAATCGCTGCAATATCTTGTCTTCTACTTATCGGACAAATTGCCGCAAAGATGTGCCCAGATGTACATGTCATTGGCAAGAAAAGCGCAACTCCTTCACAACATGGTGATGCGAGGTCTTGGAGTGGAAGAGTTCAGGATTACACCATTTCATGTGCAACTCATGGGAAAACCCGGAATTGGAAAGTCAACTCTAATTCATACAATTGTGGATTCTATCAAACGGAAATATTTCCCTGATAGACTTGACAACATGTATAGTCCAGGAAAAACAGACCACTACGATGGATACAGGGGCCAACCAATTTGGTACATTGATGACATGTTCCCGGCTAATGATTTTAAATCAGAAATCGGGATATTGACATTGGTATCAAATTGTCCGTTGCATTTGCCTATGGCTCACCTCGAGGAAAAACAAACGATGTTCACATCTGACTTTATTTTGTCAACAACCAACACCGCGTATCCAAAGTTTGATGGTATGTTTTGCCAAGAAGCGATCTGGAGAAGAAGACATTTACTTGTCAATGTGAAGGTCGACCCGGCAGTGATGAATGAAGCAACCGGCAAATTTGATTTGGAGAGATTCAATAAGAAATACCCAAATCAGGAAGCTAATGCTTATCCACATCTGACGTTCGACTTTTGCTGTCCGACCAAAGAGAATACGATGATGAATGATGAGGCTACTGTTGCCGGATTGGTCAAACCATTGGTCGATCTCAGCTACAGTGACTTCATTAATCGGTTCTTCTCCAGGTATGAAGTACAACGAAGAGAGGAGGCGCAATTCCAGACTAAGCCTAGAGACACGAAGAGAAGGAGAATCTGTTCCTTGTTGCGTGAATTTGATGCAGTTTACGATGAGATCGGTAGCGATACATCTGGCCTGTACGAGTTCAACTTCAAGGCACCAGGAAATCCACTTCCGGGACTAAGGAAACAAGTACCAGGTGACCCAAAGTATGATGAGGCATCTCAGGAATTTTGGACTTCGTTGAATCAAATTCCGGAAATGAAAACCATCGACTTGTGCACCATGATGGAAACCGTCTGTACTAGATTGGTTGAGCTTGGGAAAATGAGGGTGTTCGGCAGTCGGACAGAGTTTGAACATGCTATGAGAGATATGGGTGTATACCGCGTTACTCTAAACAAGTATGAAGAAGACACTGAAGATGATGACTATCGTGCAGCCTTTGACTATGCTCGTATCAATCTATCTCGCTTGTACTTTGACTTCGAGTTCGAAGAGGGTATTAAGAGAGCTAAAATGACATCAAAAGACGCGATGAAGTGGGCTAAAGAGCAACTGCAGAAAGCCGAGATGAATGACGGTGTTACGTACAACGTCATGGCCATTCTGTCAGGACTCCTAGTGGTTGGTGGATGGTTGGACCGGAAGAACAGTGAACTGGGTGAAGATGTTGACTTTGTTAAATATATCAAGGCCAACTTCCCCATAATGCCGAGACCAACCGCTGCAGTAGTCATCACTGAACCATTGGTGACTACCCGACACACAACAGGAGAATTGACAGAATCAGTTGAACCCATTGAGGAGGCAATAGAATTAGCAATAGCAAGTATTCAAAAAGATATTAGTGATAGTGATGTACCTATGTTTATGTTATTCCCCGCTTCTTGGGACGAAAATATTGATGTGACACAGATCAATTCTTTGCTAGCGAAAAGGAAGGAGTTGACACCACAAGTGATCGCAAAACTGGAGATGCTACAGGTTCTGTTGTTGAATCGTATATCGGTTCACCAGGAGCTGCGAGACAGGCGATTGCGCGTGAAAACCGGACGTGGACTACTTTTGGAAGACCGAATCGAATTCGGTAGTCCAGAATCAGAAATCAGACCAAAGGTGTTTAAAATCGGTCCCCAGATGAGGTATGTTATGAAAGTGAAAATCGGCAATGACATACAGATACACACAAATCCCACTGTAGGTGGATTGGGACAACTTCGTTGGTTTGACTTGACAGAAGAGCAGAAGGCAGACTGGGGTGACCGTCCGTTCCCTGAAGGTATGTCAACAGCGTTCTTTACGATGTTGAAATATGAAGAAGGACAATGGTTGGTGGACACCAGTATGGTTGCAGATCTGTCAGCTATGAAGGTTTCTATCTTTGGAGGACTAGTAGTGTGCGACGGCTCGTTTGCACTGGGAGTTTCCAAGTGGTTCCGTAATACCGCTGAAATCTTCTTCAGCCTTAGTGAAGCTGATAGACAGAAGCTGTATAAAACGAAATACCGCGAAGTGACAGTGTTGCGAGCTATAATGCAACTCGGCCAGACGATGACAAAGAAAGTTGGCAAGTTGTTCAAGCAAATCTGGGACACGATCACAGGTGCCGCAACATATGTATGGACGAAGTGTGCTGATTTCAAGATACCGGTGATGATTGGACTGACTGCTCTTGGTATAATTGCAGTTTGTACTATGTTTTCACGGTTGTTTATACCAAAAGAAACATCAGTGACATCGAACAATATCTTTGGGAGACATTCAAACTCTCCCAGATATACTGCAGATGATTTGGTCATAAACAGACACTTGATTGAAGCCATTACGGAGGTACATGTCAACGGGACTCGCTGCCAAGGATATCGAATGGCCCCGAAAGTTCTGCTACTGGTGCACCATGCATTGGGAAAGTACAAAGACAATGATGAATTCCAGGTGATGTTCCAGATTAAACCAGGAGCATGGATGACAGTTGTTGGCACGGGCCGCAATGTTATACAATTTGGGAATTCGGATTTGTGTTTGTTTCACCATCGAGAGATCCCAGCTTGGAAGAACTTGACAAAGTTGATGATGAACGAACGTGACTTGGAAGGCGAAATGGGACGTATGTTGACTCTGCTGTATATGGAAGATGGCAAGTTGGGAAGGTCCACTCAACCCTATATGGGAAGAGTGCTCAATTTCAAAGCCAATTTCAGAAGCGGTTTGAGTTATTGTGCGCCCTCAATGAGCATGTACGCTACTGAGGTTGATCTCGGCACATCAGGTGGTATTGTTATTAACAAGAGACCATTGGCTCAGAATCCTCGTGTAATACTTGGATATCAGTCATTCACGTATGCAGGGAAATCATACTGCACTAATCTTTCTTACGAAGCTTTTATGGCAGAGTATGAAAGAGTGTGCAAGATGTATCCCAGCATATCAGCACCTCCTGATTATGCTGATGAAGAAGGAAAATGTTGCCAAGAGACAAGTGGATTACTTGAGCGGAATCTTACCCTTGTGGGTACCATTCCATCTGAGAAAGTTTTGCACATTGGGACAGAAACTCAGTATCGGACAACACCAGTTTTTGAACATTTTGATATTGGCAGAATTCCCGCAGTTCTTAGTTCCAGACATGGAGCTGCCTGTGGTGACCCGATCAAGAATTCAATAAACAAATACGGACGTGACTCAATGTTGAGTATACCAGTTGGAGCTGTTGAAATGGCTGTTGAGGAACGTGTGGAACATTATCTCAGCCAGATCAAAAGACCGAGGGTATTATCAACTGAAGAAGCAATTGCAGGCAATGATTTGATGCGGCACATGAACATGAAAACATCACCAGGGATTCCTTATGTGTATTCCAGGGGACACGTGCCAGGGAAACTGTCAATCATGCAGATGCAACCGGACGGAACAGTGAAGGTGGACCCGGGGTTCATGAAGGACGTCGAAATGATGGAGGGAATGATGAAGCAAGGGAAAACACCTCCTTTGGTCATGATGGAAGTAATGAAGGATGAACTACGACCTATCGGCAAGGCTCTTGATTTGAACCCGGCGGAGGTGGATCACTATTATCACAATAGGGTTCCATATTCGGAATGGCCAAAAGACAGAGAATTGAAGACAAGATCGATCGTGGTGATGCCTGCTACAACAACTGTGCTGTACCGCAAGTATTTCGGTGATTTCTTCAGTCAACTATACGGGTTGGCAGATGGAATCAACGAATACTGTGTGGGCATTAACATCGAATCACCAGCTGCTTTCAACCTCATGGGACGAGCTCTATCTCTGAACGATCAGGGATATGATGTGGACGTGAAAAACTGGGACGGTCATTATACCGCACAGTTAGCGTTCGCAGTCTTGGATGTTGTAAACGGAGTGTACAATGATTCTGACGAAAACAAAACTCTTCGTCACACACTTGTTGAGAATATGCTGTTTGGATTTGTTCAATACAAGGATTTGGTGTACCAAAAACACACCGGAATGGTGTCAGGCTTTGCAGGAACTGCGGATTTTAACACCCTTGGACATATTTTGCTTTCAGATTGTATCTGGATGGAAATTATGTACGAGAGTGGTAACGCGCATCTGTTAGCACTGGCAGCAAAACAAGCAAAGACATTGGACTTGATCTATGGAGATGATAGGTTCATTGTCGTTTCAAAAGAGATAGAAGAATTCTACAATGGAAATACAATCGCCCAGCGTTATTGCGATTATGGATGGCCAGTTACAAGTGCCGAGAAATCCAAAGTAGGAAACTCTGTCCCTTTGAGGAAGATGCAGTTCTTGAAGAGAACCTTTCGACAAGATGAGAATGATGGGTTTTACTTCCACCCATGCATGGACCCCGACACAATACACAACCTGGTGTGCTACATCAGGAAGACCAACGCACCAAGATCACAGTTTGCATCTAATGTTACCATGGCATTAGATTTCGCAGCCGATCACGGTGAGACTTTTTACAACCAGTTTCGTGAAAAGTTGAAGAATGCACTTGAAAAAGAGTGCTACAAGTTGAAACTGGAGACGTTTAAAACGATGTATCTGATTAAGAAGGCAAGATACTTCGGTAAGGAAAACAAACAAAGGCTTGATAACACCAAGTTTGCAAACGTTATGACAATTGACCCCATGGACTATGATTATTTTCTGTAAATTTAAGATTAGTATATATATTCAAACATTTATTTGGTGGCTTTCTATTTAACCATATAATATACATTACAGG